AGCGACCTGCTCGTGGTGTTCGATGGGCGATTCGTGCAGGACATCCGCAAACTCCTCGCCGAGAGCCCCGCGGGCGAGTGGGTCGAGAAGGCGCAATGCGACACGATCGAAGGCGCGCTGAAAGAGACCGAGACGCAGCTCGCCGACTGCCGCGATACCGTCAGCGCGCAGCAGCAGACCATCGACAGCGTGATCGTCGCATGCGATCCGTCGGGCTCCTACTGCACCCATTGCAGCGGCCACGAGCACCTTTGCCCGAACGGCGATGGTCGCCTCCGGTATCCGGCAGAGTGCGCGGAGGAGTTGCGGAAGGCTCAATTCGACCTCGGAACACCAGACGCTTACAGGATCATCGCTCGCCGCATCGCCGCCCTCGAATCGCAAGCGAAGCCCGAGGCCGCGGAGACCATCATGTCGGGCTGCAAGCGACCGAACGGCGATTGCGTGGCTGTGGCCGGCACGACGGAGAGCGGCTACTACTCGCGCTGCCCACTCGGATGCTACAAGCCGATCGGGAAGATGCCTGAGGCGCGACCTGTCCAACCCGCGGTCGTCGGAGAAGTCTTGCCGACGCCACTGCTCGACAAGGCGTTGGCCGCGAAGCCCGAGGCCGCGCAAGAGCCGGTCTGGTCTGAGCCGAACGACCACACCAAGAACGTCTGCGCGATTCGTCGCAGGTCGGACGGCTACTGGTGGCAGTGCAACAGTGAGCACGGAGCCGGATGGGACGATAAGCGCATCCGTCAGGCGTGGACCGCCCGCGAAGCCCGACTAGAAGTGGAGAGGCACCTACAGGGGCAGGATGTCGAGATAGTTCAGCTCATGCCAGAGCCGAAGCCCGAGGCCGCTGCGGCGACGGACGCCGAGCGCGAGGGGGATGCGGTGCTGAGTCGGTGGCTCGCTCTAGACGAGAGCCTCACCCAGCTCGAATGGCTCGCTTCGATGTCGGTTGTTGTCGACGAGCTTTGCCGCCGCGCGCTGCGAGGCGGGCGATGAAGAAGCAACGCATCAAGCCAGTCGTCGGATGGGCGGGAATCCGCAACGGAAGGCTGCACCTGTCCGCGTTCGACTGCGAAGACCTTGGGCAGAGCCCGCATGCGTGGTTCGTCCTACGTCACAAGGACGTGGCCAAGAAGTTCTACAAAGAGTTGGTTCGCGTCGAGGTCCGCATCGTCAAGCCGAAGCCGCGGCGCAAGGCGAAGGGGAGGAAGGCGAAGTGAGCTACCCTAAGCAACCAGGACAGGATGCGCAGGCGCACGCTGATCTCGCTGCGCGACATATCCTTGCTCACCGTGAGATTGCCTCGCTCCGCGCCAAGCTCGCCGAGGCCGAGCGCGACGCTGGGCGGTGGCGGGCGGTGAGGCCGGAACTGGAAGCGCACAACGAGTGGTTCCGCGACAGCTATTACGCATCGCTCTACGTCACGAACGGAGATGCGCTCAAGTCCGAGGACCAACTCACCGTCGAGCAGATCGTCGACGCGCTCGCGCAGCGGGAGAAGCCATGACCAACAACCAATTGACGGGGCGGGCGCTCGACGAGGCGTGCGCGAAGGCGATGGGTTGGCGCGACATCGGCGACGATGCTGACGGTGACCCGTGCGGATTGCCTCCAGGACGAACCGCGGGTGTCTATAGGCGTCGATTCGTTCCCGCATTCTCCACCAACGCCGCGCTCATCCCGGAGATGCTGGCGTGGTTGCGAATCACGTTCGAGCTAACAGAGGTAGGAGTCAGTCGTGATGGCGAGGTTTGGGCGCGTGGGTCCTTTGATGACGTGGACACCATCGACATGGTCGAGGACGGCTCCACCCTCTCCGAAGCCCTCGCGAAACTCGTTGTCGCTGTCGGCGCAGCGAAGGAGAAGCCGTGAGGCTGCTTGTGTGCGGGGGCAGGGACTACCGCGACGCGAAGCGTGTGGCCGCCGTGCTCGACGAGTTCCACGCGAAGACTCCGGTGCGCTGCACGATCGTCGGCGATGCGGATGGCGCTGACGAGATGGCTTTTCAGTGGTCGATTCGGCGACGTGTGACCGCTACGCGATTTAGAGCGTTTTGGGAGTCGCAGGGCAAGAAGGCTGGCCCGCTGCGAAACCAGCGCATGATCGACGAGGGCAAGCCTGACCACTGCATCGCCTTCCCCGGTGGCCGCGGGACGAACGACATGATCGTCCGCTGTCGCCGACATAACATCCCCGTCACTGTGGTCGACGAGTAGAGTGGCGGCCATGCGATTCATCGCCACGCTCTTTCTCCTCGCCGCGCTCCCCGCGCAGACCGTCCGCCTGGCCAACTACAGCGAGACGTCCTTCGCTGGCTGGACCCGCACCGTCGTCGACACGAAGCCGCTACCCGTTGGCGAAGTGGGCGGTGTTCTCTTCGTGCGCGGCCGCCAAACCGGCCTCGACACCTGGGCCGTGGACCTCCGCGTCGAACTCAAGCCCAACGAACAACGCACCATCGACCTCGGCACGGCCAAGCGCGCACGGTGGGCAATCGGCCCGCTGCCGGCTGATCCTGCGCGGTTCTTCGGCGCTCGCCTCCCGACCGTGAACGGCACCGAGCTGAAACTCCGCGACGCGCGGCAGGATGGCACGGGGCTGGCGATGCACTTCCAGGGGCGGCTGCACTCGCTGTGGCACGTCGACCTCTGGCTCTTGTGGCGGCCCGACGAGCCCGGCTTGATGGTCGGGGAGGTTGTGTGCTGCGCGTCGAACCCCTCAATCCCGGATGTCCTATGCGAGACAAGCTCACCGTTTTCGGCGTTGACCTCGCCGTCTCCGACCACATCCACGACTGGCACGAGTTCCTCGTCGAGCGCCCCGCCCACGGATGGTTACGAGCGCAGTGGTGCTCCGTATGCGATCGAAGGGAGATCAGCTACCCAGGAGACAGCCGGGAATGGTGCTTCGACATCGCCCGACTCACCGAGCAGTCCCGGATTGCGGTTGTCGTGGGGTGACGCCCTCGTCCACGTCCCCGGCGCAGGCTGGAACCTTCCGGTAGTCCCGGAAGGTTCGTTCGCCACCGGACAGGCGCGCGGCGTGCCGGTCACCCTCGTGTGGCCCCGCAACGTCATCAATGAGTGGTTTGCGGTAGTTGCGGGGGTGAACCGCAGCGTGTGCGCAGTCGGCATCGCGAAGCTGCTGCCCGACGGCAACCCGACGCTGCCGGCAGGATTCAACGCAACGGCGTTCACCACCGGGCTCTACCAGGAATCGCTGCGCCGCCTGCACACCTGGGAGCCGCCCCTCCTCGGCCCCGCGCCGCAGTCGGGCACGACGGGGTCGCAGGAGGATCAGGTATTCGTGGGTGGCGAGTGCTTGCAGCCTGACGGCCTCGGTGCGGAACAGGTGCGATACCTCAACGCGCTGCGCATCCTGTCGCGGCCGTGCCACCACCTGAACGCGGACGGCACGATCGTCGACCCCACGACGGCGGTGCCGCGGCTCATCTACTGGGACGGCATGTGCCACTGGAGCGTTGGCGTGAGCCCGAACCGCCTCGGCAAGCCCCGCAACCCGACGTTGGAGGAGTGCCACGGCTGGAGCGGCCCCGACGTGGAACACTGGCTGTTCAACCAGACCGCAGCAGCTGCTCGCGTCACCGGCTCGCATGCCTTGCAGTGGGAGCTCGAACACCAAGCCCACGTCTACCTCGGCCAGTGGACAACCACGCCGGGATGGTCAACCACACAGCCGTACGCGGCCCGCGCCGTCGGCTGGGAAGGCATCGGGGCCGTGCACCTGTGGGAAAACCTCGAGGACCGGGCGCTCGCGGAGCGTGTTCGCGCGCACTGGCTGCGGCGCGCCAACGAAGTGATCATTCCCGCGTGGCGCGACCGCGACGTCGTGGACGTTCGCCGCGACGATCCTCGCCTCGGCGCTGGCGACTGGTGGATGCCGTGGCAGCAGAGCGTTGGCGCCTACGGCCTCGACCTCGCATGCGCGGTGCTCGGACCGGCCGAGGGTCGAGACGTGGCGCTGCGGCTCGCCAGGACGGTCGTTCGCGACGCCTTCCGCCTCGTCGGCGACCGCTGGCAGACGCAGCCTGTGCGACCCGTCGCGGGCGACACCGGGTCGGACGAGTCCTTCAACGGGTTCGGCATGCCGCTCGCCGTGGCGACCGTTCTGCGGCACGATCCCGACGACGAGCGTGCGCGGAGCATCTGGGCGCAGGTGCCGCGGGGGTCGTGGACTGCGCCGGGAGTGATCGCACCATGAACAACGACGAGACGATCCCTCGCAAAGTCTTTGTGCTGATGGGGTGCTGGGAGCGCGCACCGAGTGAGGTTCTTGGCGTGTTTCGAACGCCGGAAGACGCTCACCGATTCGCGCGTGAGCACGAAGGGCTCAACCCGGACGCCTACGATCACTACACCGTGGTCGAAAGTGGGATGCGATGAACCGCCGCGGCTTCCTCGGTCGCCTGCTCGCTGGCGCCGTGCTCGGGGCGGTCAACGGTTGGCTGCCCGACCGCGTGCGTGCTGTTGCCTTCGACCCACCACAGGCGACGGAATGGCGCGTTCGCCTGATCCGCAATGGCCCGGAGACGCCGGAGATGCGGGAGTGGATCGACAAGGCCGAGGAATCGTTGCAGACGCAGTTGCAGGGGCAGCTCGATGCCGGCGCGCGATTCCTGCGGCTGCAGGTGGCCGACCCCATCATGGAGCCCGGATCAACCGTCACCGCGTGGATTGTGCCAGCTCGAAAGCCGTGGCGAGAAGTGCTGCGGTGACAACTCACAGTTGTGAGGCGGCAGCCCTCACGATCGTGATCCTGCACGCCTCGCGCGCACACGTGTGCCCCTGATTCGCTCGCGCCGGTGCTCGCTCGCGTTGTCGCAGGTGTTCCCTTTGGGCTCGGCGGGGACAAGAATCCGGGAAAACCATCGTTCCGTGAGTGGGCGCTGACAAAACGCAGCGGACCCGGTAGCGTCCCGCCTCCGTGGGCGCTCCCCCTGGTGAACGCAACGGCCACTGCACAATCCCCGATGGCGTCGTGCTGTACGTGCGCAACCTCTACGAGCACGAGAACTTGCCCGCTCCCGAGATCGCTCGGCGGGCAGGAATCGCCTGCCTGCGCACCGTCAAGGCCCTGATTTACTACGAGCGGCGCCCCTTCCCGAATCCCAACGCGACACCCATCCCGATGCCGCAACAGCACAACCCATGAAAGCGACCGGAAAGAACATCGTCGTCCGCATCCCCGAAGGCTCCGACGTGAGCGCTGGCGGCATCCACATGCCGGCCAACCGGCGCCGGGCCAGCTACTACCGCCACGGCACCATCGAGTCGGTCGGGCCGCGGTGCGAGGACAAGAGCCTGACGGTCGGCCTGATCGTGATGTTCCGGCAGGGGCTCTTCATGTCCGAAGAAGCCTGCGTGGCGGTGCTGCACGAGGACCACGTCCTCGCGATCGTGACGAAGCAGGATCTCCGGGACATGCCCGACAAGCCGCCGTCCGGCGAGCTGTACGTGCCCTCGGGCGAGATCATGGCTCCCCCGATGAGCTGAGGAGGCAGCCATGCCGGCGAAGCAGAAGCACGACCCGAAGAAGCACGGCCCGGCCATCCTCGAATGGCTGGCCGACGGCAAGCCGCTGATCCGCTACTGCCGCGAGAGCGGCGTGTCGAAGTCGACGGTCCAGAACTGGAAGAACGCCGACGAGAAGTTCCGCGGTGCGTTCGAGGCCGCGCGCGTCGAGGGCGCGTACGCGATGGCCGAGGAAGCGCTCGAGATCGCCGACGACACGTCAAACGACACCGTCACCGACGACAAGGGCAACGAGCGGCCGAACACCGAGTGGATCGCGCGCAGCAAGCTGCGGTGTGAGATCCGGTTGAAGCTCGCCGCGTGCTACGCGCCGCACGTGTTCGGCCAGAACGCGAAGATCGAACACAAGGGCGAGCTGACGCTGGCGCAGATCGTGGGCGGCGCGAACAAGCTGGAAGAGAAGGGCGAGTGATCGAGGCGTCGCGGAACATCCTGCGATGGCGTCGCGACCCGATCGCCTACGTTCGCGAGCAGTTCCGCGTCGAGCCCGACGAGTGGCAGAAGGACGCGCTGCTCGCGTTCGCGTCGCGCGATCCCGCCATGGCCCGCATCGCGCTGCAGGCCTGCGCCGGTCCCGGCAAGACCGCGTTGCTGGCGTGGCTGATCTGGTGGTTCATCTCGTGTTGGGGCAGTGAATTCGATCACCCGAAGGGCTTCGCTGTCGCCGTCACGAAGGACAACCTCGACGCGAACCTGTGGCCCGAACTGAGCAAGTGGCAGCAGCGATCGCCGTTCCTGATGGCGGCGTTCGTGTGGACCTCGGAGCGCGTGAAGTCGAAGGACCACCCTGAGACGTGGTTCGTCGAGGCGCGGTCGTTCCCGAAAACCGCGAGCCCCGACGAGATGGGCAAGACGCTCTCGGGTCTGCACGGGCCGTTCGTCGCCGCGTTCATCGACGAGAGCGGCGGCATCCCGATCCAGGTCGCCAAGGCTGCCGACCAGGCGCTGTCGACCGGTCCAGAGTTCGGCAAGATCATCCAGAGCGGCAACCCGCTGACTCAGCAGGGCATGTTGTTCGCCGCGACGCAGTCGGCGATGTGGCACGTCATCCGCATCACGGGCGACCCCGACGACCCGAAGCGCTCGCCGCGCATCTCAATCGAGTGGGCGCGTGCGCAGATCGCCGAGTACGGCCGCGACAACGCCTGGGTTCAGGCCTACATCCTCGGCAAGTTCCCGCCGGGCGGCATCAACACGCTGCTCTCGCCCGACCAGGTGCGCGACGCGATGCAGAGGCACGCGCAACCCGGCGCCTACGAGGCCGCGCCGAAGATCATTGGCGTGGACGTGGCGCGCGAGGGCGACGACCGCAGCGTCCTGTTCGGCCGGCAGGGCGTCATCGCGTTCTTGCCGACCGTCCTGCGCAACGTGGACTCGCTGCAGGGCGCCGGCCGCGTCGCGCAGCGGTGGAGCGAGTGGGAAGCGGACGCCTGCTTCGTCGACGACACGGGTGGCTTCGGCGGCGGCTGGATCGACCAGCTGCGCGCGCTCGGTCGCAACCCCATCGGCATCCACTTCGCGGGCGGCGCATCGACGAAGGGCTTCGCGAACAAGCGCGCCGAAATGTGGTGGGCCATGGCCGAGTGGGTGAAGGGCGGCGGCTGCCTGCCGAACATCCCGGAGCTCATCGGCGAGCTGTCGGCCCCGACCTACTCGTTCAAGGGCGACGCGATCCTGCTCGAGGACAAGAAGCTCGTGAAGAAGCGGCTCCAGCGGTCGCCAGACCTCGCCGACGCGCTCGCGCTGACCTTCGCGCATCCCGTGATGAGCCGGCAGCAGCAGAAGCAGGCCAGCACGAACGCGCTGATCCACGAGATCGAGACCGGCAAGCGGAAGCGCTACGACCCGTTCGCTCGGTTCTGAGAGGGAACGCAATTCGGCGAGCGCTGCCTAGGGTCCGACGACCATGGCGATGGCAATGGTCCAGACGTACGCGCGCGCAGTCGTCGCGACGACGAACACAGACTTCTCGATCGGGACGGCCGACGCGGTGATGGTCAAGCAGAACTGCCGAGGCGTGACGCTCACGCTCGTAGGCGGCGCCACGCTGTCCCTGGGCGACTTCACCGACGAGACCGGGCCGCAGTGGCTGGTCATCCCGATCGCCTGCACCAAGGCGACGTTCACCGACGCCGGCTTCGTGATCGCCTTGAAGGGGGCGTGATGCAGGCCACCGCGATCGACATCCGGCCGAGCACCGTCGCAGAGATGCGCGAGCACGCCATGCCGCTGCTCCGCGCGCATTGGGTCGAGGTCGGCCGCAATCGCGATGTGATGGTCCTGAACCCGGTGTGGCCGCTGTACGAGCAGATGGAGCGCACCGGCATGCTGCTCGCGCTCGCGGCGTGGGACGGCGAAACGCTCGTCGGCTACTCGGTGACGTTCGTGATGCAAAACCTGCATTACGGCGACGTGGTCTACGCGCAGAACGACGTGATCTTCGTCGAGCAGTCGAAGCGCGGCGCCGGCGTGTTCCTGCGCCTGCGCGACGAGACCGAGGCGCGAGCCGAGGCCATGGGCGCCGTCGAGATCCGGTGGCACGCGAAGCATGGCACTGCCCTCGATCGCAAGATGGCGCGCGACACCCGCTACGCCGTCCAGGACATCACCTACTCGCGTCTCCTCGGAGGTCGCTGATGCCGTACGTCGCCGGTGCGACCGCCATCGTCAGTCTCGGTGCCGGGATCGCGCAGAACCAGGACCAGCAGCGGCGATCGAACATCGCCGAGGGAAGGCAGCGATCGGCGCAGCAGCAGGCACAAGCTCGCGCCGCGGCCGAGAGTTCGCGGCTCGCCGAAGAGACGGCGCGCGCGAAACGGCGCATCCCCGACCTCGGCTCGCTGCAGACCGACCAGCAGATGGCGGCGCTCGGCGGCCCGTTCTCCACGGTCTTGACCGGCCGACCCTCGTTCCGTCTCGGCGGCCCGCCGTCGGCGCTCGGAGGCTGACCGCGTGGCGACGTTGAAGACTCGCGACCGCAGCTACCAGACCAACCGCGAGCGGATGGAGAAGGAGCTCGGGCAGCTCGAGCAGATCCGCCGCCCGGTCGACGAGGTCAACCGCGAGATCTGCGACCACGTGCTGCCCGGCGCGGCGCGCTTCCTCGACGAGAACGAGGACCTTCGCGGCGGTCGCGACGACCTGAAGATCATCGACGACGCGGGCATCGACGCGAACGACATCCAGGCCGCCGGGATGATGAACGGCAACACGAACCAGAGCGAGCCGTGGTTCGAGTTCGGCCTCGAGGATCCTGATCTCGAGGACTTCCACACCGTGCAGGAGTGGCTGCAGCGCGCGGTGCGCATCCAGATGGGTGTGTACTCGCGCAGCAACACCTACCAGTCGTTCCACAAGCACTTCCAGCACCTCGGCCCGTTCGGGCACTCGGCCAGCTTCCTGCTCGATGACGACGAGTTCGGCATCCACAACCAGATGATGCCGATCGGCCAGTTCTTCCTGGCCGCCGACCACCGCGAGCGCATCAACACGTGCTTCCGCCGCTTCAAGATGACCATCGCGCAGGTCGTCGAGAAGTGGGGCCCGGACGCCGTCTCGGGCCGCACGAAGCGTGCGTACGACCGCGGCGACTACCACCGGCGCATCGAGATCGTGCACGTCGTCGAACCGCGATGGGTGCGCGACATCACGAAGAGCGACAAGAAGTCGATGCCGTGGATGTCGTGCTACTTCGAGCGCGGCATCGACGAGCGGGGCAAGATCCTCGGCGAGGGCGGATTCCGCCGTTTCCCCGTCATCGCGCCGCGCTTCGACGTGCACGCCGGTGACGTCTACGGGTTCGGGCCCGGTCGCCGCGCGCTGGGCGCCATCAAGCAGCTCCAGCAGCAGCAGTTCGACAAGAGCGTCGCGCTCGACAAGATGGTCGACCCGGCGTTGCAGGGTGACGCGATCCTGAAGGGCCAGGAAGTGAACCGCGACCCCGGCGGCTTCACCTACACGAACAACGAGGCCGGCTTCATCCGTCCGCTGCACGACGTGCGGATCGACTACGAGCACTTGCTGCTCGAGAACGAGGACGTGCGGCGCCGCATCCACCGCGCCTTCGGCTCCGACCTGTGGGCGATGCTCGCCCGTCCGCAGGGCGGCCGCGACGCGCAGAAGACCGCGCGCGAGATCGCGGCGATGCAGACCGAGCAGCTCGCCATCCTGGCGCCGCGGAAGGCGCGCATCGACGACGAGTTCCTGCGTCCGCACGTCGAGACCACGTTCGAGCGTCTGTTTATGGCCGGCAAGTTCGGACCGCCGCCGGCCGAGCTGCTCGGCAAGGAGCTGACGGTTCGGTTCAAGGGCATCCTGTCGATCGCGCAGCGGATGGCGGGCATCGCGACCACGAACCAGTTCATCGGGTTCGCCGGCAACCTGCTCGCGATGGGCTTCGAAGAGGTCCGCGACCGCCTCGACATCGACAACATCATCGACGAGTACGCACGCCGCTACTCGGTGTCGGTGCGCATGACGATCCCGAAGGAGCGCGCGCAGCCGGTGCGCGAGGCGCGCAACAAGGCGATCGCCGCGCAGCAGCAGGCGCAGCAGATGCCGCAGCTCGCGAAGGGTGCCAAGGATCTCGCCGCTGCTCAGGCCGAGAGCCGCGCTTCCGCATAGGGAACGCAATCGGTTTTCGGGTTCCTAGCGTCCGCGGCTCGTGAAGGCCGACCCGCTCAACCTCGAACGCCGCGTGCGACTCGCCGAAGAGGCAGCGCATCAGCAGCAGTTCGAGCGGATGGTCGAGAAGGCTGACGTGCTCACCGTGATGGGCACACCGGGCGGCCGCAAGTTCCTGCGCCGCCTCCTCGCGCAGATGGGTGTGCGCCTGCCCACGTCCGCGGTCGACGACCGCGTGACCGCTGGCCGCGCCGCGCTGCACGACTTCGCCATGCAGTTCGAGCAGTGGATCGAGCGCGTCGCGCCCGAGGAAGCCGCCGAGATGCATCGCGAGCGCATCGCAGAAGACCTGGACCGCACGATGACCAATGACCGCCGCAACTGAAGCTCCCGCTGCGCCCGTGACTCCCGCGACGCCGGCAACCCCGGCTCCCGCGGAGACCGCGACCAAGGCCGCGACGCCGGCTCCCGAAGCCACGCTCGCGACGAAGCTCGCCGAGGCGTCGAAGGGCGAGAAGCCGGCCGAGCCCGCGAAGGCCGAGGCCGACAAGCCGTTCGACTGGCAGTGGAAGGACGGCGAGAAGCCGGCCGACGCGTACCTGTCCGCGCTCGAGAAGGCAGCGCGCGCGAACGGCGCCAACGTCGAGCAGGCGAAGGGCCTGTTCGTCGCGTTGCGCGAGCAGCTCCACGCCGACCAGAAGGCGCAGGCCGACGCGAACGCGAAGGCCATCCAGACCGACCCCGACGTCGGCGGCGACAACCTCAAGTCGTCGCTCGCCGCGGTCGGGAAGCTCATTCGAGCGCACGGCACGCCGGAGATGCAGCAGCTGCTCTCCGCGGACGGCCTCGATGCCAAGAGTCTCGGCAGCATCGGGCTGCCGTTCTTGAAGTTCCTCGTGAAGGTCGCAGGCGAGTTCAGCGAGGACTCGATCGCGACCGGCACCGCCGCGGCGCGCAAGAAGACGCTCGGCGAAAAGCTGTTTCCTGACCTCGCTGCAAAGAAGGGGGCGTGATCCATGGCATCCGGCAATCCCAACATGCTCGACTGGCTGAAGCTGCGTGACCCGGACGGGTATCACGCGGACATCGTCGAGCAGGTCGACCAGCAGAACGACTTCATCCACGACCTGGAGCAGATCGAGGCGAACAGCGCGTTCGCGTACCAGACCACGGTGCGCACCGGCTTCGCCAACGGCACGTTCCTGCGTTGGTATCAGGGCGCGCAGCCCTCGAAGGGCACCACGGCCCAGATCAACGCGCAGATCGGTCATCTCGCGTCGTTGCTCGAGGTCGACGAGGAAGAGGTCCAGGCGCAGGGCGAGCAGGACGTGTTCATGGCCAATCAGGTCGCCGCGCACGTCGGCGGCATGACCATCGACATGTGCACGACCGGCGTCTACGGCGACGAGGTCGCGAACCCCGCGGCGTTCGCTGGTCTGCTCCAGCACTACAACGACCGCTCGGCCGAGTCGGGCGAGAACATCTTCGGCTCGTCGGACACGACGCAGAACAAGTCGTCGATCTGGCTCGTCGGCCACGGCTATCACGGCACGTTCGGCATCTTCCCGAAGGGCAGCAAGACGGCCGGCCTGACGATCAAGCCGTTCGAGCCGGTCATCTCCGAGAACATCGACGGCAGCAACGGTCGCAAGCCGGTGCGGCGCGTCTGGTGCTCCTGGAAGATGGGCCTCGTCGTCCGCGATTGGCGCGCGAACTGCCGCTACATCGTCGACCAGGCGACGCTCACGAAGAACGCGGCCAGCGGCAACGACCTGATCGACGGTCTCACCGAGATGGTCGAGAAGATCCCGCAGCAGGTCGCTGCGAAGGTGCGGCTCAAGTTCTACGCGAACGGTCGCGTGCGCTCGTTCCTGCGCCGGCAGATCGCGAACAAGGTCGCCAACAGCACGCTGACCATGGAATCGGTCGGCGGCAAGCCCGTGATGATGTTCGACGGCATCCCGTTCGGCCGGATGGACGTCCTGACCAAGACCGAGCAGGGCATCGCCTGATCGGTGACCGCGGCCCGCTGGCAACGGCGGGCCGCTCCACACGGAGAACACACGCATGCCCATTCTCGACAACAAGACGTTCTTCTGCGACGCGACCTCGATCGCCGCGGCGGCCGGAACGGTGGCGGTCGGCACCGTGCTCGACTGCAACCACAGCCCGAGCGCGACGCGAAACCTCGGCGCTGGCCGGCAGGTGTATCTGGTCATCCAGGTCACGACCGCGGTGTCGACCGGCAGCTCGCCGACCGTCGACATCCAGTTCCGCAGCTCGGACAACGCGAACCTGACGAGCTCGCCGACCACGCACTACGCGACTGGCGCCACCGCCGCCGCGTCGCTCACCACCAGCTTCCGACGGGAGATCGTGATCCCGGTCGAGAACTACAAGCGCTTCATCGGCATCGTGATCGTGACGGCAGTCGCGACCACCACGACGGGCGCGATCACGGCCTACCTCACCGACAAGCCGCGGCAGTACACGAGCTACGACGACAACGTCAGCTCGGACGTGTGAGCCATGGCTGATCACGAGCAAGTCGTCCCGGCCTCGCAGATCAACCGCCCCGTCATGCGCGGGTGGCAACTGTGGGGCCGACCCAAGAACGAGCAGCCGCAGAAGTTGCCCGGCGAAGTCCGCGGGCACGAGATCTGGGGCCAGCCCAAGGCAGAACCCGCGAAGCCGGCCGAGTCGCCGGCTCCCGCGGCCGTCGAATCGACTCCGGCGAAGAAGGGGAAGAAGGGGGCGACCGAATGAACGGCGACGAGAAGTTCAAGCTGTCCACCGACCAGGCCATCACGACCGCGTCGGCGCGCTCGACGAAGGAAGTCGACCTCGGCCCGGTCATGCGCGACATCGGCAACGGCACGCCGCTGTACATGGTCTACACCGTGACGCAGGCGTTCGCGATCGCGACGAGTGCGCCCGCGCTGATCTTCAACAACGTGCTCGACGTGCTGCCGGCGCAGACCGGCGTCACGACGGCAACGCTGGTCGGTTCGAGCGTCCAGTACTTCGCGTCGCACCCCGTGTCGACCGCGAACGAGCTGACGCTGGGCGCGACGATCGTCGTTCCGGTGTCGCCGCTGAGCGAAGCGCAGCGCGCCTACGCGCAGGCGATCACGCTGCCGTGGCGGTACTTCGGGGCCTTCTACACGCTGTCGGGTGGAACGTTCAGCGCCGGGAAGATCTCGTGCTTCCTGACGGATCGGGTCCCGAGCCCGGTGAAGCTGACGAAGTTCCCGGACGGCATCTCTGCGAACCGCTGAGCCGTGGCGGTTCGCAAGCTCGCGATCGCCTTCGGCCAGAGCCCGACCGGCCCGTGGCACGACATCGCCACGTGGCTGACGGATCGGCCCGACCTCAACCTGCTGCTCGCGCCGCGGCGCGTGTCGGGGTCGACCGACACGCAGTTCACGATTCCGCACAGCATCCCCGGCTTCACCGGGTCGAAGAGCCTGCGCGGCGTCGCGATCCGCAACGTGCGGTTCTTCGTGCTCTACAACCCGCTCGCGACGGGCTACTCGAGCTATCCGGGCACGGCGCGCGTCGCCGGCCAGATCTTCAACACGGCGAACGGCTCGTCGCAGTTCCTCGGCCTGCCGAACAGCCTCGCGCACACCACGACGAACATCTACGTCGAGCAGCGGTTCAAGAGCGGCAGCAACGGCGTCGCGACGGTGTTCCGGAAGCTGACGCAGACGACGCACACGATCTCGGCCGTCTTGGAGATGACGAAGAGCTTCGTCGATGCGGACATCGACGCGGCGACGAACGAGATCGCGCTCACGTCGGCCGGATCGGCGTTCGCGGTCAACAACGCCGTGCGGTTCCTGACGACCGGCACGCTGCCGGCTGGCCTGTCGCCGTTCGTCGTCTACTACCTGAAGACCATCGGCACGAAGGTGACGCTCTCGGCGACGCCGGGCGGCGCAACGCTCGACCTCACGGGCGCGTCTGGCTCGGGCACGCACACGATGGTGCACGCCTACACGACCGCCACCGAGCCCGCGACGATTGGCGCTCGCATCACGGTCTCGCCAGCCTTCGACCCGCCGCCGGTCGGCAACGAGGAGTTGGCGTTCGCCCACACTTCGAACGCCGACGGCGCGGCCGACGGAACCACGACCATCCTGTCGCAGAACTACGGGCTCTTGCGAACCGGAGATCTCCGTTCGCTGCGAATCCGCTGCATCACGTCGGCGGGCGTGGCGAGCGCCGGGAACGTCGGGCTTTCACGCAGCATCAGCGGATGGAACGACGCGACGCGCACGGTGACGCAGGCCGCGTTCCCTGGGAAGACGCTGGCCGGCGACACGTTCGCCATCGAGCCGATCAACGGCGTCGCGTTCGATCGCTTCGGCCTGTGGCTGCCGTGGTCGATGTTCGAGCGCGACCTCAACGTCGAGACCTTCGGCGACATCAGCAAGACGAACCCGTACCCGCCGGGGTTCGACTACCCGTCGCACTGGCACCTGCCGCAGATGTACGGGCTCTCGAATCAGCCCGTCGTCACGACCGGCGGCCTCAAGCTGACGTACCCGCCGCGCGTCTCGTGGGCCGTCGGAGGCGGCGTGCGCCTCTCCGAACTGCTCGGGGAAGAAGTGTGGGTGCTGCAGTGCGACTTCGGCGGCAGCAGCACGGCGCACCGCGAGTTCGAGCTCGGCACGCGCACGATCGCGTGGTACGACCCGGCGCAGCAGAACGACTGGTCGATCGGTCGCGCGAACTCGTGCTACCAGCGGTTCCTCGACGAACTCGACGCGTGCATCGCCGCGGCTGGCGCGGTCGGCGACACGATCGAGCTGATCGGCGCGTGGCGCGCGCAGTCCGATGCGGACGCGACCAGCGGCTACAACGGCTACACGGCGAGCGGCGGCCAGCAGGGCATGCCGGTGTGGCGCGACAAGTACCTCGCGGCGAACCGCGCCTTCCGGGCCCGCTTCCGCGCCGACATGGTCGCGCGCGGGATCTGGCCGAAGACCGCCGAAGAGATCCCGTTCGTGCAGTCGCTGCTGACCGAGGACACGGTCGACCAGGTCCCCGGCGATCCGACCAGCGTGCAGGAGATCAACCGCGCGCTGCGGCAGCTCGAGGCCGAGGACGCCTACGCGAAGTCGTGGGACCCGACGGGGCTCGATCTGTGGGACGGCATTCACTACTTCGGCTACGAGCTGGACGAGGTCGAGAAGGGGCACATCGACTCGTGGCGCGCGATCGTCGAGGACAACGACCGCAGCGGGGACGCCGAGATCTGCAACATGGCGCTGAGCCACCTGGACGAACCTGGGCTCGTGACGTCGTTGAAGCCGCCGACCGGGCAGCGCGCCGACCTGTGCGCGCGGTTCTTCGATGCGGCTCGCGACTCGCTGCAGGAGCGCCGCGCGTGGGGCCAGGGCATGGTGCGCGCGAAGCTGCACGAGATCGAGAACGACACGGCGCAGTGGGCCTACGCCTACGTCGCGCCGGGCGACGCCGGGTTCATCATCGACGTGATCCCGGACGACGATCCGGCCACGTCCACCGGCACGCTGCGGCTCTACTCGTCGCCGCTGTCGCCGACCGAGGCGTTCACGCCGCGGCGCTCGGCGGACTTCAGCGAGGAGCGCAAGGCTGACGGCACGCGCGTCGTCTACTCGAACGTCCCGGACGCCTGGATTCGGTACGAGAAGCGGCTGCGCAACGTCCGCAAGTACCCGACGAACTTCCGGCTGGCGTTCTCGTTCCACCTCGCGTCGCTGCTCGCGTCGCCGATCAAGCGCGGCGACGAAGGGTCGAAGCGATCCGCGGAGATGCTCGCGAAGGCGCAGGCGTACATGAACGAGGCGGCGCGGTCTGACGCGCGCAGCTCGCGCGAGCGGCCCCAGTACGTGCCGAAGTCGATCCGCGCGAACCGCGGCATGAGCACGGGCTGGGGCGAGCCGTGGTGAAGCTGCGGAACTTCATGCGGGCGTTTTCCGGCGGCGAGCTGTCGCCTCGGATGGCGGCGCACGTCGAGTCGCCGCAGGTGCAGACCGGCTGCGTGAAGCTGCGCAACATGATCTGCGAGCCGACCGGCCCGGTCTTCAACCGCCCCGGCTTCCGGTTCGTGAAGGAGGTCGCGGACTCGACCAAGGCGACGCGGATCATCGCGTTCAAGTTCTCGGCCGACGAACAGCTCGGCATCGAGCTCTCCGAGGGGCGGTTCCGCTTCTTCCAGAGCGGCGCGTACGTGACCGCTTCGCCGCCGGCCTACCTGAACATCCAGCTCGTCTCGTCGCTGAACAACGCGACGGACGAGATCACGACCAGCACGGCGCACGGCTACACGACCGGCGACATCGTGCTGCTCGACCACACGCTCGGCGGGCAGCTCCCCGAGAACCTCTTCCTCTTCGTGCAGTACTACGTCATCGCGACGGGCAGCACGACGTTGAAGCTCGCGACGACGCTCGGCAACGCGCTCGCCGGCACCGCACTCGCCTTCGGCGGTCCGGGGCCCGTGCTCGGCTCCGGGACGATGCTGATCATCCGCCGGTACGCCCGCGGCGACATCGTGTCGCTCGGCGGCCTGTCGTACTACGCGACCGCGGACGACCCCGCGCAGATCTCGCCGATCACTCTCGCTGCCGCGGTCGGAACGCACTCCGCGTCGACCGATCTCGTGACCTCGACGAGTCACCAGCTTCGGCACGGAACGCCGATCCAGTTCCAGTTGAGCGGCGGGACGCTGCCCCCCGAGATCGTCGTCGGGCGGACCTACTACCCGATCCCGATCTCGACGAACACATTCGCGGTCGCAAGCACGGCCGCGTGCATCACGAAGTACTTCGCCAACGCCGACGTCGACACGGGCGCCGACACCATCCAGCTCCCGCCGAACCACGGCTTCACGGTCAACGCGCTCGTGCAGTTCGGCGTCGTGAGTGGCGGCACGATCCCGAGCGGTCTGTCGACGACGGCGCCGTTCTTCGTGAAGTCGGTCGTCGGCCAGTTGATCACGGTCTCGTCGACCGTCGGCGGAACCACGACCGACATCACCGCGGCGGGCACGGGCGGGTTCACGATCACCTGCTTCCCGACGGTGCTGAACCTCTCGGCGAACAGCACGGGATCGCCGACGTGGCAGCGCGTGCAGCCGTGGTATCAGATGCCGGCCGACGGCACGTTCGAGATCCCGAACAATTACGCCGCGGCGGACCTGTTCGACATCAACTACTTCCAGTCGAACGACGTCATCACGCTGCTGCACAAGAGCTACCCGCCCTCGGAGCTGCGGCGGTTCGGTGCGACGCGATGGACGCTCGACCCGATCCGATTCGCCTCCGTGGCCGGCAAGCCGAGCGGCCTCTCGGTGGCTGCCGACCGCGGCAAGGGCACCGAGATTCGGACCGTCAGCGCGGTGACGCCGGCAGTGCTTCGGTGCGGCAGCGGCGGCACCGACGCGAACCATGAGTTCGCCCTGGGCGACTCGGTCTACCTCGCGAACGGGCAGATCGGGTCGATCACGATCCCCGGCTTCTACATCGTGAACACGGTGTCGCCGACGGCCGAGTTCACGCTCCGGGCTGTCGGTTCCGCGGCGCCGGTGGGCTCGGCCAACACGACGATCGCCGGCAATCCAAAGGTCTACGCCGCGCCCCGCAACGTCGACGAGAGCCAGACGTACGTCGTGGCGGCCATCGGTCCGGACGGCGGCGAGTCGGCCGCGAGCGACCCCGTCACGGTGTCGAACATCCTGGAGACGTTCGGCGCTCGCAACACGCTCACCTGGAGCGCGGTGCCTGACGTGCTCGGCTACCGCGTCTACCGCAAGCTCGCCGGCCAGTTCGGCCTCATCGGCCGCATCGACCCCGTCGCCTACACGGCCGCGCAGGCCGCTCTGGGCGTGGCGCCGCCGACCGTGACGTTCACCGACTTCAACGACCAGCCGCCCGACCTTGGCGAGTCGCCGCCCATCTTCGACACCGAGATCGGCGCCGCTGGCGGCTACCCGGCCGCGGGCTGCTACTTCGAGACGCGGCGGTTCTTCGCCGGCACCGACAACCACCGGCAGCGCTCGTACGGCACCGTTTCCGACACGGAGTCGCAGATCAGCTACCACATCCCGGTGAAGGAGACGGACCGGCTGCAGTTCGACATCGCGGCGCGCGAGCAGAACGAGATCCGGCACCTTGTTCCGATGGCGCAGCTGCTCGCGCTGACCAACGGCGCCGAGTTCCGCATCTCGCCGATCAACTCAGACGCGCTCGCGCCTGGGTCCGTGGCGGCCCGCGCGCAGACCTACATCGGCGCGTCGTTCGTTCGCCCGCAGGTCGTCAACAACTCGCTGCTCTTCGTCGCGGCCCGCGGCGGCCACGTGTTCGAGTTCGGCTTCTCGAACGAGGCCGGCTCGTTCCGCAGCGGCGACGTGTCGCTGCGTGCCTCGCACCTGTTCGATCGGTTCGACATCGTCGACTCGGCGTTCGGTCGCGCGCCGTTCCCGATCGCGTGGTACGTGTCGACGAGCGGGCAGATCCTCGGCATCACCTACGTTCCCGAGGAGGGCATCGGCGGGTGGCACGTTCACGAGACCGACGGCGTGTTCGAGTCGGTGTGCGTCGTCAGCGAGGGGCTCGAGGACATCCTCTACGCGGTGGTCCGCCGCGTCATCAACGGCCAGACGAAGCGCTTCGTCGAGCGCATGGACCCGATGACGCGCGGCGTCACGATGGCGGAGCAGTTCTTCGTCGACTGCGGCGTCAAGACCAGCACGCCCGGCGCGACGATCGCGCTGCCGCATCTCGAAGGCAAGACGGTCGTCGCCTTGGTCGACGGCAAGGTGCAGTCGTCGAAGGTCGTGACCGGCGGCGTGATCCCCGCGAGCCCGGCCGTCGTCGGATCGGCGTCGGCCGGCCTCCCGTACACGGCCACGCTGCGCCCCATGCCCGCGGCCTACAACATCGACGACTTCGGGCGCAGCCGGAACAAGAACCCCGCCTACGCCTACGTCGAGGTCGTCGAGTCGTGCGCGTTCACGGTCGGCAACGGCAACCCCGACCAGGCGCCGCTGCCCACGGTCGACCTGACGAAGAGCGACATGCAGACGAAGCGCATCCGCACGCCGATCCCCGAGGGGGCCACGGACGACGGCACGGTCGAGATCATCCAGTCCGATCCGCTGCCCATCACGATCGTCGGGCTCGGCATCGACACCGCACTCGGAGGGTGACACATGGCGACCTCGACACCGAACGACTTCGGCTACATGCCCTGGGGGCGACTGCCTGACCTCGGCGGAACGCCGAGCACCGGTCTCGCCGGCTCGCTCGACCGCCTCGGCTTCGGCGGCGTCATGCAGATCGGCGGCTCGCTGCTCAGCGCCGCGGGGGCCTACGCGCAGGCGCAGAACGCGAAGCACGTCTACCGCACGCAGCAGCTCGACGCCGAGTTCCAACAGTCGATGTCGGTCATCAACCAGCGGAACGCGGCGCTGGACGCGCAGGCCGTGCTCGACAAGGGCGCGGTCGACATCGCGTTTCTCGGCATGCAGTACTCGCAGGAGAAGGCCGGCGTCGCGCTGACACAGGCCGCTTCGGGCGTCGAGGCGTCGACCGGCAGCGCGGCTGAGGCCACGCAATCGGTCGAGTACGCGAAGCGCCTCTCGATGTACTTCGCGAACATCGATCGCGTGCGCAACGCGGGCGCGGCTCGCCTGCAGGTCACCGAACTCGGCAACCGTGCCGCGATCGCCGGGGTGTCGGCGCGCAACCTGCGCAGCTCCGCGAAGAGCATCCGCCCCGAGGCGGAGGCGTTCGGGTCGCTGCTCGGCGGTCTCGGCTCGGCTCTCGGCGCAGGACGCTACCGATGAAGATCCCCCTTCCGAACACGGGCGGCCAGCCGTCCAGCACTCCCGGCTTCTCGGCACCCGGCACCGAACCGCTGCGCAGCTACACCGGCTCGGCTCTGCAGAGCGTCGGTGAGGGCCTGCAGCGTGCCGGCTCGGCCGTGTCGATGATCGAGCGGCTGCACGACGAGGGCAAGTCGACCGAGGCCGTGGGCGCGCTCATGGACGCGCTCAACACGGACATCTACGACCCGACGACCGGCTACCACGGCAAGATCGGCCAGGACGCCATCGCGGGCCAGGACGAGGAAGCGATGCGCGGCGTCACCGAGAAGCTCGTGCGGCTGCGCAACGGGCTATCGAACAGTCGCCAGCGCGAGCTGTTCGAGCGCGAGGCGACGAACCTGATGCGGCGCGCGGAGCTCGACGTCGGGCAGTGGAAGTCGAAGCAGACGGTCGCGTTCACAATGGGGACCGAGAGTTCCGCCGTGCAGTCGAACGCGAAGGCTGCGGCGCGCTCCGTCGGCACGCCGGACTTCGACGAATACCTCGCCAAGATGGGCGAGCACCGCGATCGGCTCACGACGCTCGAAGGCTTCGCGCCCGACAGCGACTACGGCAACCTGCAGCGCATGGAGGAAGTGACGCGGGTGCACGCGAGCGCCGTGCAGGCGATGGTCGCTGGCGGCCGGCCGACTGATGCCGCGGAGCACCTGAAGAAGTACGGCGAGCAGATCGACCCGCAGGCGCGGGCGAAGCTCGGCGAGGTCGTGCAGCAGGCGAACGACGACAAGATCTCGCTCGACACGTCGCTGCGCCACGGGGCCAGCGGCAAGCCGCTCATGGCGCAGTTTGCGGACCTGAAGGCCGAGTACGAGGGGCAGAAGCTCACGGCTGGCCAGTTCAAGGCCGCGTGGTCGCTGATGCGCCAGAACGACGCCGAGCTGCAGCAGCAGGACGCGCAGGCGAAGGCGACGCTGCTGCAGGACGTGAAGAACCGGCTGATGAAGAGCGGCGGCACCGTCGACTCGCTCGACCCGGAGACGAAGCGCGCGCTCGTCGACGCGAAGCTCGACGGCGTCGTGCGCTCGTTCGAGATGGGCGGCAAGCCGAAGCTGACGACGGTCGGCATGCACTTCCGCTATGGCGCGGCCGACGAGGAGCTGCGCTCGATGTCCGAAGCGCAGGTCATCAACACGCTGTCCGGCCACATGCCCGAGGACGACCTCGGCGCCGTGCTGACGCGCTGGAAGGTCGTGACGGGCCAGGGCAGCGACGAAGACGCGGTGAAGCAGGACGCCGACCTTCTGATCCAGATCGGCGCAAAGGACGCCGGCTACCTGCCGGATCTGCGCGTCGGCGCGACGCTGTCGAGCCTGCAGCCCGACGTCGCCGAGAAGCTGACCCGCTACGGCATCACGGTGCGGGATCGCGTGCGCGCGAACCTCAAGCCGGGCGAAAAGCCGACCACGCAGCACTACCGCGACGCCATCGAGGAATTGAAGGGCGAGCGGTTGAAGGACAACACGCCGGTCGCTCTGGCGACGCCCGCGCAGTTGCAGGCCGGCGCGTTCGAGACGCCGTTCGGCGACGTCGACGTGCAGCACCTCGTCGGGCTCGACGGGCAGGGCACCCCGGAGGCCATGCGCATCCTCGCCGACCTGCAGGCCGACGAGGACCAAGCGGCGGTGATCGATGGGCGGCGGCCTCGGAAGCTCGGCCTTCGCGACGCGGTCGAGGAGTTCGCGCGGTCGACGCAGGCGAAGAACGTCGAGGCGCAGCAGGACACGCGCAACCTGCGCGAACGCGGCCTCGAATACTTCCGGCAGCTCTACCGCAACAACGCGGCCCGCGTCGACCTCTCGCGCTACGGCGACCCCTACCAGGCGAGCAGCGTGATCATCGGCCAGATCCTTCGGCCGCAGATGGGCGAAGTGAAGCGGCGACCGCCGAACATCGCGCAGCGGTTCCGTGGCGAGCCCGGCACCCCGTACGCGAACGAGGTCAATCAGCTCATCTTCGCCTACGGCATCACGTACGAGGAAGCCGCCGCGGCGATGCGCGAGGCGAGTGGGCTCAGCGAGCCGCAAGGTCGGATTGGCGTGGAGCGCCAACGCATGGACCCGAAGGACGTCGGCGAGATCGCTGGCTCGGTCGTCACGTTCCCGACTGCCGAGATGCCGCGATGAAGATCCCGAGCCAGGACCCGATCCCGCAGGACCCGCAACCGAAGCCCCGCCCGCAGGACCCGCCGCAGTTCCGCACCGCGACGTACCGCGCGCGGTGGGAGCAGGACCAGCAGCGCGACCGCGAGTTCGCGTCGGTGCTCGATGCTGCGGCGCAGGCGGATCCAGCCGTCGAGGCCGAGCGCCAGCAGATCGCGCGGCAGCTCGGCAAGCGGCCCGAGGAGATCCCGAACGACCTGGAGGTCGCGCGCGGCGTGCTGCGGAAGCGCGCGGCCGACTACTACGAACTCTCGCGTCGCTACCCGGGCACCTTCGAACGCATGCAGGACGTGAACTTCGTCCGCATGGCGAAGGACGACGTCGGCAACCTGAAGACGCACGAGGGCACGCTCGACTGGCTCGCGCGCAACTTCGAGGCGGGCGACCTTGCGAACGAACGCGGGTGGATCGGGCTGCGGCGCGCGCTCGGCAAGGGCGACCAGACCGACGATTCGCGGCTGATCGAGGTCGACCAGCTCATGCGCGAGTCGGCGCACGAGAAGGGCTTCGTCGCCGACGCGACGCAGATCCTCGGCCAGATGGCGGGCACGATGCCCGTGTCCATGGGTATCGGAGCGGGGACTTCGGCGCTCGCCGGCCCCGGTGCGCCGCTGGCGTTCCCGATCGCGAGCGGAGCGGCGACGTTCACGCTGTCGGGCGCCATCCAGATGGGGAACGCCTACCTGGACATGCGCGAACGCGGCATCCCGCACGAGATCGCGTACCAGAGCGCGATTCTGTCCGGCGCCGCGGAGGGGTCGCTCGAGACGTTGTCGCAGCTCGTCGGCCTCGGACCGTTCCGGGGTGCGATCGGGAAGTTCGCGGCGCGCGCCGGTGCGACGACGCTCGCGAAGGAGACCGCCGGCAAGGCGATGGGTCGGTTCGTGGTGGCCTACGCGAAGACGTACGGCGCCGAATTGGGCACCGAGCTGACGCAGACGCTCGCGAGCAACCTGATCGAGCAGCGCGCGGCCGCGCAGGCGAACGCGGCGGCTCCCGGCACGGTGAAGCCCGGCACGCCGCTCGGTGCCGAACTCGCCGACACGCTGGAGAAGGTCGGCAAGGGCATGGCGCTGTTGTCGCTGCCCGGTCCGGGCCTCGAACTGCTGTCGGGCATGCGGAAGGCGCAGCGATCGGCGGCGCAGGTGCGCGCACTGGAAGATCTCGCGCAGGCCGGCGAGCGCTCGCAGTTGAAGAAGCTCGCGCCCGACGAGTACGCGAAGACCCTCAACGTGCAGGGGCAGAAGGCCGGCGTCGGCACGGTCTACGTCGATGCGGGCGACTTCCAGGAAGCGCTGCGTCAGGCCGACAAGGCCGAGGTCTCCGAGATCGCATCGAAGTCCGGGCTCGGCGAGGAGGCTGCGGCGCAGATCGCTCCGAAGGCGTCGGCCGAACTCGCGCGCAAGATCCCGGCGGTGTTCGAGTCGCTGCGTCACTCCGCGGTCGATGTCGCCATCCCGATCGGCGACTACCAGGCGCACATCGAGGGCACGGCATTCGGCGACATGTTGCGGCCGCACCGGCGATTCGACCGCGACGGGTTCTCGCCCGCCGAGGCCGAGACGTTCGCGAAGGAGACGCGCCAGATGCTGCTCGACAAGATGGACGAGCAGCAGACCGTCGCGGAGCAGCGCGCGAAGGCTGAGGCGCGAATCCGCGACCAGAAGTTCGCCGAGATCAAGGCCGCGGCGAAGCAGGCCGGCGCGACCATCCCGGACGCCGAGGCGCGGGCCGGCGCCGAGATCCATGCCGCCATGGTGTCGTCGCTGGCCGAGCGCACGGGAATGCAGCCTGAGGAGTTCGCGGCGAAGTACCCGATGCGCGTCGAGGCGATGCGCGGCAGCAAGCAGGCCGGTGTTCGCCTGGACCAGTGGCAGGAGCCGCCCCTTGCGCAGCCCGATTACCAGGGGAGTCATCGGCCTCCGAATCAGGAGAACGGAGCGCCGCTCAGCGACGTGACCGGTCAGGGTCGAATCTACCCCGACGACGTGTACGGGCCGCGCGGTGCGCAGTACTACGGATCTCGCTCTCCGACCGACGCGAAGACGTTCGCTCTCATCCGCTCGTTCAGGGGAAAGCCCGACGCGGAGGTGACGATCTACCGGGCCGTTCCGAAGGACGTTGAGAACGCAGCGGTCAATCCCGGCGATTGGGTTGCGATCAATCGCGACTACGCCGTTCAACACGGCGAGTCTGCGCTAGGCGGTAAATACCAGATCGTTGAGAAGAAGGTCCGCGCGCGAGACATATTCACCAACGGCGACAGCATCGAAGAGTGGGGCTTCTGGCCGGATGGCCTGAGCCAAGACGGCGAGGAGGGCTCCCGCGCCGAGTTCCGCGGCAGCATCGCGGCCCGCGACCTTGCAACGGCACTCGGCAAGAAGGCAGACGCCTCGTCGTTCGTGCACGAGTCGGCGCACTACTACCTGACGGTCCTTGCCGACCTCGCGTCGTCGCCCGACCCGTCGCCCGCACTCGTCGCGGACATGCAGACGCTGCTCGACTGGTTCGGCGTCAAGGATCTCGCGACCTGGAACGAGATGACGCTCGACCAGCAGCGGAAGCATCACGAGGCGTTCGCGGCGAACTTCGAGGTCTACCTGTCCGAGGGCAAGGCGCCGAGCGTCGAGCTGCAGGGCGTGTTCGACCGGTTCCGCGTGTGGCTCATGCGCATCTACCACGCGGTCCGCTCGCGCCTGAACGCCGCGCACCGCGCCGAGTTCGGCGAGGACTTGCCGATTCTGACGGACGAGGTCCGGGCGGTGTTCGACCGCATGCTCGCGAGCGACGAGCAGGTGCGGCAGGCGCAGGCCATCCGCAGCATCACGCCGCTGTTCCAGACGCAGAAGGAAGCCGGCATGACGGACGAGGAGTGGCTGGCCTACCAGGAGATGCACCGCGAGCAGGTCGATCAGGCGATGACCGATCGCGCTCGCGACACGTTGAAGGCGACGAATTGGGTCTTCGCGCGCACGAAGGAGCTGCAGCGCGAGAACAAGAAGGCGAACGACGCGGCGCGCGAGCGACTGCGCGAAGGCGTCGCCAGGGAAGTGCAGCAGCGCCCCGTCTACCGAGCGCAGCGATGGCTTCGCAAGGGCGAGTACCTGGCCAACGACGGCACGGTCGAGAAGGAGACCGGCGCGCACAAGCTGAGTCGCGACGCCGTGCGTCGATTGCTGGGCCTCGAGGTTGGCTTCGACGAGCGCGACGCGCAGTTCGACGAGCCCGCGCCGCCACCCAAGGCCAAGGCGCCGAAGCGCGCGAAGTCGATGGTCACGCGCATCCGCGAGCTCGGCGGGATCTCGTGGGCGTCGTGGGAGCGGTCGTTCCCTGGCGAACGCTACGGCGAGTTCCGCATCAAGGGCGTCGTGCGCGGCAAGAAGGGCGGGGGCATGCCGTGGGACCAGATGGCCGCGCGGCTGGCGAGCGAAGGCTACTCGCCGAACACGGCCGAGGACGTGGCCAACGTCAGCGGCCTCGGCACCGCGGAGAACCGCGATGATTCGTGGTTCATCGAAGCGATCCAAAACGCCGCGAACGGCGTGCAGACGTTCCCGCGGGAGGCGATGGGCGAGGGGGCCGGCCTCGGTCCCGAGCCGGATACGCGGGCGCCCGCCACGCCGGAAGAGCTCGCCGCGCAGGCGCAGGCGCAGGCCGACGACGACGCCGAGCGGGCGGCGATCCAGTCTCTGGGGGCCCCGATCCCGACGAAGGATCCGGGCAAGACGATCCGCAAGCTGCGCGGGTTGCTCGGCGACGACGAGGCGGCGCTGCCGCCCGATCTGGTCGCCGAGATGTTCTTCGGCGAGGGCGTGACGGGCGAGCAGATGGTGCGCGAGTTCCTGCAGGCCGCACCGATGCGCGAGGCCATCGACACGGCGCTCGACGAGCGCATGCTGGCCGAGCACCCCGAACTCTCCGACCCGAAGGCGATCCAGCGCAGCATCGCGGCCGCGATCAGCAACGACGCGCGGTCGCGGTTCGTGGCTGCCGAGCTGCGCGCCGCCACCAAGGCGACGCAGCCGGTGCGCGTGATGCTCGCCGCCGCGAAGGAAGCGGCACGGCAGCAGCTGGCCGCCATGCCGGTCGGCGAGATCGACCCGCGCACGTTCGCCGTGCAGGAGAGCCGTGCGGCGGTCGCGGCCCGGAAGGCGCTGGCTGCCGGCGACATCGCGGCGCAGATCGCGGCGCAGCGCAAGCAGCTCGTCGCGAACCAGATGGTGCGGCTTGCCGCCGACGCCCGCGAGGAGGTCGACAAGGCCCGGCGCGGATTCGAGCGCGTGTTCGGCGACGACGAGCAGACCGCGAAGCGGCGCAACATGGACGTCGTGCAGGCGGCCCGCGCGGTGCTCGGCGAGCACGGCATCGGTCCGGCCGCGCGCGTCGAGAAGGCCACGGCCTATCTCGCCCGCGTCCGCACCTACGACCCCGAGCTGCACGCCGAGTTGGCGCCGCTCGTCGAGGAAGCGACCGCGACCGCGCAGCCGTGGGAACAGATGCCGCTCGAGGCGTTCCGCGTCATGCAGAACACCGTCGAGGCGCTGTGGTATCGGGCGAAGCGATCGAACGAGATCGAGGTCGACGGCCGCAAGGTGCTGCGCAAGGACGCCGTCGCGCAGATGGTCGAGGCGATGCGGAAGCAGCTCGGCGACGCGCCGGTGCGCCGCTCTGCGACCTCCGAGACCGAGCGCGAGTCGACGCTGTGGGCCGGCGCGCTCGCGAAGCTGCGCCGCGTCGAGCACTGGGCCGTGCGGATGGACGGCGGCAAGGCGCACGGACCGGTGTGGACCTACCTCTTCCGCCCCGTGCGCGAGCGGTACGACAGCTACATGGCCGCTCGCGAGACGCTCGTGTCGCAGTTGCTCGGCGAGTTGAAGAAGGTCGGCGACCTGTCCACCGAGAAGATCGACGGTGGCGCGGAGCTGAACGGCTTCGTCTTCGCCAACCAGGCCGAGTTGCTCGGCGCGCTGCTGCACAGCGGCAACGAGTCGAACCTGCGCAAGCTGCTGCTCGGCTACGACATGGTGCCGCAGCAGGACGATGGCACGATCGACACGTCGCCGTGGTGGTCGTTCGTCGACCGCATGGTGCGCGAAGGCAAGCTGACGCGGGCGCACTTCGAGTTCGCGCAGGCGGTCTGGGACATCAACAACGACACCTTGAAGCCGCAGGCGCAGAAGGTGAACCGCTCCGTCTACGGCCAGTACTTCGAGGAGATCCCGGCGCAGCCGTTCCGCGTGCAGTTCGGTGGCGAGTCGGTCGAGTTCAAGGGCGGCTACATGCCGGCGAAGCCTGACCCGCTGCGCAACCCCGACCTGCGCGTCCGCGAGGGCCTCGACGGCATCATGGACGGCGAGCGCAACATGCGGGCGGCCCTGACGCCGGCCACGTCGCGCGGGTTCACGAAGGCGCGCACCGAAGTGACGCGGCCGCTTGTTCTCGACGTGAAGCTCGCGACGCAGCACATCGACGAGGTTCTGCGGTTCGTCCACATGCAGCCGGCGGTGCGCGACGTGGTGTCGCTACTGCGGGACCGCGACTTTGCCGGCTACCTGAACAGCGTCGACCCGACCGCCATCAAGTCGATGCTCATTCCGTGGCTCGCCGACACCGCCGACAACCGGGTGCAGAAGGGCGGCGACGGCATGCTCGACCGCTTCTTGACGACGCTGCGCCGGAACACCGGCCTCGCGTTCATGTTCGGCAGCGTCCGCAACGCGCTGCAACAGGCGGCAGGCGTCGGCAACGCCAGCGTCTACGTGCAGGGCAAGTACCTGCGCTCGGCGCTCTGGAAGCACGCGCAGGCCCCGCGCGAGACCGCGGAGCACGTCGCCGGCCTGTCGCGGTTCATGAACCTGCGGCTGGAGTCGCAGATCGGCCAGCTTCACGACGACATCGGGCAGATCCTCGACACGTCGGTGCGCGGCAAGGTGCAGGCGTGGACGAACAAACACGGCTACTTCCTGCAGCGCGCCGTGCAGAACCGCGTCGACATCGTGACGTGGATGGGCGCGTTCGATCAGGCGATGGCCGGTCGCGGCGACGAGGACGCGGTGGCGGTCAAGAAGGCGGTCGCGGAGGCCGACAGCATCGTGCGGCGGTCGCAGGGCTCGACGACGCCGGCCGACACGGCGGCCTACGAACGCGGCACGGCGCTCTCGCGCGCGTTCACGCAGTTCAGCGGCTACTGGAACCTTGTGTTAAACCAGATCCTTGGAGAAGCGCCGGGCTCGGCTCGCGCGAAGGCGGCGTTGCGCGCCTTCATCATCCCGACGCTGGCGGCCTCGGCGATTGCCGGTGCGGTCGCGGCTGCCGGCGGTGACGGCCTCAACGACTGGAAGGACGATTACGACCAGTACAGCGGGTGGCAGATCGCCAAGACGTTCGGCATCGACCTCGTGCGCGGCGGTGCCGGCATGGCTCCCGCAATCGGTCCGCTGCTCGCGCAGGCGCTGACGAAGCAGTCCAAGGACCGCATCGCGGCGGCCCCGATGTTCTCGTTCTTCGAGACGGCTCGCCGCGTCGTGCGCGCGCCGCTCGAGGATGACCCGCAGAACTTCGCCGCGAAGGAGAAGCGCGACGCGCGTCGTGCGCGCGATGTCGTGACGTTCTTCGCGATGGCGACAGGGCTGCCGGTGGGGCCGCTCGCGACGCCGGCTGCGTGGCTGGTCGACGACCGGTAGGGAACACAATCGGTTCGCGCCGCGGTCCGCTGCTCGGCGATGACCGAACCAACCACGACCGTGGTCTTGGCAGCTCTGTCGACGGCGGGCCTGTTCGCGCTTCCCGTGTTCGTGCCGCAGGCCGCGGAGTTGCCGTGGCAGGTGATCACGAACGGGTCGCCGGCCGCCCTGATGTTCATGGCGTTCTACGTGGTGCTGAAGCACCTGAAGGAACGCAGCGTCGACGAGAGGGCGCACGTCGAGATGGTGACGAAGCAGTTCGCGGACACCGTCGAGCGCGTGACGCAGCGGAACGACGAGACCGTCGAGAAGGTGCTGCAACTGGTTCGGGATCACGAGACCAAATGACCACCAACCGCCTGCGGCAATTGCCGCTGATCGTGCTGGCGCTGTTCGCGCTGGCGTTTCTTCCGGGCTGCGCTTCGTCGCCGCGTGTCACGACGCCGGCCGAACGCGAGGTCGCGACGCAGACGCTCGCGATGGCCGAGACGGCGCTGGGCGCTCTGCTCGTCGCCGGCAAGATCCCGTCCGCCGACTACCACCTGGCGATGAACCAGGCCGTCGAGCTGCAGAAGCAGATCGACGCATCGGCCACGACGCCGGTTTCGTGGTCGTCGATCTACCTGCGCGTCCTGAACTTCGGCTTGCAGTGGGGCGTCCAGAAGGCGAGCAAGCAGGACCCGCCGAAGGCGACCGGGCAGGTGCTCGCGCCGATCCCCGGCAACGAGTGGGTTCCGCCCGGCGAGGCGCCGCCGCCGCCCGCGAAGATCAACGCCGCGCCGATGCTCGAGGCCCTGCAGGCGCGCGCCGACGCGCTCCCGAAGCGGTTCACGCTGCTCACGGCGCCGACGCCCTCGGGTCCCGAAACCCTCGTGTCGAGCCAGTTGCGCATCACGATCACGGGGCATCTCGGCTGGCAGCTCTGCCCCGACGAGACGTTCATCGTGTGGGTGGGCGAGAACACGCAGGTGCTCGATGTCACGAGCACGGACGGCGACGTCGGCTTCGCGTTCAACGTCCCCGGCCCGAACAACGTCGACATCATCGGCAGCAAACCGACGCTGCCGCGGCAGGTCACCGCGTGCGACGCGCTCTACTGCTGCAGTGGTCCCGGCGGCAACGTGTCGCCGCGCGCGCAGCTCGGTTACTCGTCTGGCGTCACGCCGAAGGTCGACGAGGCATGCGCGGTCGTGTTCGTGCCGTACGACTGCCGGAAGGACACCGCCGGCCCGATGCTGCGCCCGCCGGTGTGGGGCGCCCGTGGCGCGCTCGTCGACTTCCTGCGGGCGTTCCCGTTCCCGATCGACGCGATCGACTGGAATCGGCTGCCGAGCGTGTTCCTGGACGGGCCGAAGCCGGCGCTGTCGCTGTGCTACGGCGAGCACCGCTACTTCGGCGGCGACGTGTTCTCGGAGTGGTCGCCGCACTGGCGCGGCGTGCCGACGACCGCGCACCAACAGTACGGGACGTTTGTCTCTGGGCAGGCCGGGCAGGCATTGCTGCTCTGCGTCGACGAGGCGTTGACGCTGGCCGATCGAAAGCCGCTCGTGCTCGCGCTGATGCAGCGCGGCATCGACGACCTCGGCGGCCTCTGCGATCAGTCGTGGCGCTACGCGCTCGGTGGGCACTGCTGGGGCCGCGTCGGCACGCTCGTGTTGCTCGGTCACATGTACGCGATCGATGTGTTCGCCGACCCGACGCCCGTCGTGGGCAACCGACTGCCGGAGCATCAGCTCGTCACGGTCACGTCGTGGTGGGGGCAACCGAACTGGACGGGCTACCTCTACAGCACGTCGAACAACGGCGCGAGCAACCCGGCCCTGTGGAGCACGCACCCGAGCACGTGGGGCGATCCGGCGAACCATGCCGATGCCGCGTGGCAGGTCGTGTACGGCGAGCAGGCCATTCCTGCGCTGACCGCGACCGCGGCGTTCATCCGCATCCTGGGGCGCGAAGCGAGCGCGCCGAAGCTCGTCAACGCGGTGCGCTGCTGGATGTCGGGACCGCCGGCCGCCGAGGTCGCGGCGCTGTGGGCCGCGGGCATCAACCTGAACATCGGACCCGGCCCGTTCCCCGATGGCACCAGCGGCCCGATCGACTACGCGATGACGCCCGGCTTCGGGCGACAGGCGTGGGCGCGGTACGGCAACTAGCGACGACTCTCGAGCTGGTCGACTCGCCTCCTGATGGTGGCGACGTCCGCGGACAAGAAGTCCCACTGCTCGAGAAGCGCGTCGACCCGCTTCACCTTCTTGGCGAGCTCCACCTGGGCGGCAAACAAGAACTCGTGTTCGGTCCGCAGGTTCGCAATGGCGGCCTCGGTGCGCCAGATCACGTAGCCGGCGAGAAGGCTCAGGACGGCAAACGCGGCAACCGATACGCGACGCATGGGGAAGCTCATGTTCGCTGCACAGTTGACGGCAACCGCGAACAGTGGTAGAAGCGCGCCCGCCACCAATGGAGACCGCACATGCCACAAAGCCGAATCTCGCCGACGCAGGACCGAACGGACCGCGCGGCTCTCAACAGTCTTCGGTCCACGGCCGGCCCATTGGTGGCCCGGTGGACATGCGCCGAGCCGAAGGGGTCCGGTAGCCCGGGCGGCTTCGGCCGCCTGGGCAGCCGTCTTCTCGCGAGTGGCATTCACCGTGTCGCCGTACCCGCGATCCGGCCGCGCCTTACGCAGGATCTTCCCCAAGTCGCGGGGGCGGTCGTGTGGCTGGTCGTGATCGCGACCGTCGTGGCGAAACTGGCCTGGGACCTCGGCGGCATGTGGGGGACGCGATGATGCGCCACAACCTCAAGCCCGAGGTCGCTGCGAAGCTCTGCGCGCTGCTGCCGACGCTGAAGCAGACCACGCTGCACCGCAGCGCACCGCATCGCATCGCACCGCGTCGCATCGCAACTCAACGATCTTCATTCAAGACATTCTCAGCGCAGCCGCGCCGTGCATCTCCCGGCCTCGCTGCGCAACGCAGCGCGCAGTTGCGCTTCGCACCGCCGCGCAGCGCATCACAACGCAACGTGCTTTCCGTGACCATCTGGCTCGACGCACCGACCTGCACGACGCACGCGTGGCGCGCGGCGGAACGTGTGCTCTTGTCGGCTGCACGGGACAACCGCCGCGGCGCCGCGACCATCCATCCCTCTCGCCGCGTGTCGGTAGGCGACGTGCGCGGCGAGGCCCTTCCGACTGGCCGCCGGGCGCTGACCCGCCCGGCGGCACCTTCCCGCGAGGCGGTCCATGGCTGAGGTTCCGCAGGGTGTGAAAGACGTTGCCGCGTGGGTCGACCTGAAAGAACTGGACGACCACGGCACGGGCCTGACGCAGTTCGAGATCGACTTCGTCGAGAGCCTGCACGGCACGCTGCGCGCGGGCCGGATGCTCACCGAGAAGCAGGCCGCGAAACTCGAACAGATCCGGGGGGCGCGGCTGTGAAGATCATCTCCCGAGGACTCCCGCGCGCCGAACGCAAGTGGCGCGGCAAGTGCCAATCGTGCGACGCGGTCGTCGAGGCGACGCAGTCCGAGATCACGCACGAGGACCACTGCCAGCGAGAGCACTACTCGTTCTCGTGGGAGGCCTGCCCCGCGTGCGGCGCTGGCGACAAGGCCACCGGCTACGGCGGCTTGCTGATGTACCCGGTGAAGGAGTCGACGTGACCACCTGGCTCGACGCACCGCCCTGCGCGACGCACTCGTGGCGCTGGGTGCCCACGTGGGCGAACCTCGGGTTCGACGAGTGCTGGCGCTGCGGCGTCACCGGGCCCGTGCGCGAGGGTGCGGCGATGTCCGAGAACGAATCCCCGGTCGGTGGCTCGACCGTCGCGGCCGAAGGCGAAGTGAGCACGCCGGCAGCGTTGCCGGTGGACAAGCCAGAGGCCGCGGCAGGCGCGAATGGGTCTTTGCCCTTAGACAAGGACGGCCGGGGATCTTCCGCACGGAAGGGCCGGCCCGCGCTGCCGCCCGTCGCCGTCACACCGAGGGCCGAGCACCTCGCCGTGAAGGGCCTTCGTGGCGGCGCCGCGGCCGCGCGCGACGCACAGATCCGCGCGTGCCTGATCCGCGGCGATCGCGCCGTCGTGGTCGCGAAGCAGTTCGGGATCTCGCTCGCCCGCGTCTACCAGATCAAGGACGCCGCGAAGGCGCAGGGAGCGAGCGCGTGACCACCATGCCGCCGATCCAGCCGATGCTGCTGCGCGAGGCCGAGGTCGCCGCGCTCGTCGGCTACTCGCCGCGCACGCTGCGCGCGTGGGTCTCCGCCGGCAAGTTCCCGCGGCCGATCCGGCAGCCCGACGCGACGTTGCACTCGACGAAGCGCTGGCTACGCAGCGAGATCGAGGCGTGGGTCGCGAAGCTGGCCGAGAACCGCGAGGAGTCCGCGTGAGCGAGTTCATCGCCAACGTCTGGGGTCTCACGGAGGCCGTGCTGTCCGTCGGGTTCCTCGTTGCAGTGGTCCTCGCCGGCATCGGCCTGATGACGATGCTCGTCGTTTCGATCGCAGACGTGGTCTGGGACCGTCGCCGATGAACTCCTCGGGCTTCAGCGTGTTCAAGCGGCGCCGCAACGGCAAGCAGGACCGTCGCTGGACGATCGAGCTGCGGTTGCCGAACGGCACGATCCGGCAGAGCGTCGCGTTCACCGACAAGGCCGCGTCGATCCAGCGCGCGGCGCAGCTTCTGCGCGAGGCCGAGCGTAAGGAAGTCGGGCTGCACGACCAGTTCTCCGGCGCACGCCGCACGCCGCTGCGCGAGCACCTCGACGCGTTCCTGCTCGCGATGCAGAACGGTACGCTCGCGAAGCGCCGCCGGTCCAAGCCGACCGCCGCCTGGATGGAGCGCGTGCGCCGCCGCCTCGAGTTCCTGTTCCGGCTGCTCGGCGCGTCGCGCATCGAGCACCTGAACCAGGCCGACGTCGAGCGGATCCTCGCCGAGCGGGTCGCCGCCGGCTGGTCGGACAAGACCCGCGACGATCACGCCGCGCTGCTTCGGCAGTTCGGCGGGTGGCTCGTCGATGACGTGCGCGCGAGCGCGAACCCGTTCCACCGGCTGCGCCCGACCAGGTCGGAGGCGAGCAAGACGTTCCGCCGTCACGCGCTGACCGTCGCCGAGCTCGAGCAGCTGATCGCGGCCGCCGAGGTCCGCGGCGTGCAGACCTACGCGAAGGTGAACCCGTACGCGTCGGTCGAGCACCTCGACGAGCTGCGCGCGAAGGGGTTCGAGCGCGCGGTGTTCTACCAGGTGGCCGCCTACACCGGTCTCCGCCGCCGCGAGCTGTGCTCGCTCGTGTGGGACGACCTGCAACTCGGCGCGGAACCCGCGATCGAGGTCCGGGCCGGCACGACGAAGACGAAGCGGCGCGCCCGCCTCGAGCTGCCGGCGTGGCTCGGCGCGCTGCTGCTCGAGGTCCGCGGCCGCCGCACGAAGGCGATCGGTGGCCTGCCGCCGGCGACCGAGCGCGTGTTCGTCGCGACGAGATACCGCCACGTGACCGAGCAGCTGCGCCTCGACGCGGTGTTCGCCCGGATCGGCCGCGTCGACGCCGACGCCGGCCGCGTGCTGACGGACGCCGGCAAGGTGATCGACCTGCACGCGCTCCGCGGCACGCTCGCGACGCTGGCCGCCGAGATCGGCATGCCGGTGAAGCTGCTGCAGCAGCACATGCGGCACAGCGACGTGCGGATCACGATGGAGGTCTACACGCAGGTCCGCAGCACGGCGATGCGAGAGCGCGTCGAGCTGCTGCCCGCGCCGAAGTCAGGCCGGGCGTCAGGACGCACCGCGCCAGACGTTGCCAGTGATTGCCAGACGCCGCCGAGCGGCGAGAGGACCGGAACATGAGTCACGAGCCCGAGATGCGCCACAGTTCGCCAGACGTTGCCGGACCCTGCAAGGGTCGGGAGGTGGTGGAGAGTAGGGGAGTCGAAACCCTGACGGATCGGTCGAGTCAGGGCCCGCGTCAGGACGCGCCATTGGCAACGGTGTCGATTTGTGATGCCTTCGCGCTGCGCGGTGGCGAGGTGTTCCAGTTCGCGGTCGGCGTCCGCGTGGAGGAGACACCACTGGCAATGATGCTCGCCACGGCCGGCCCACTGCCCGAGCCTTCGAACGCAGTGTGTGCGCCGTATGCCCTGATCGGCGCCATCTACACGGGCGGCCGGTGGCAATGGATGCAGTTCGCGCCGGACACGAAGGAGATTCTCGCGCGAGCGGCAGAAGGCGCCGGCATGCCCCTCAACACGTGGCTGGCGCTTCACGTCGGGACGAAGCCTGTCGCTCGAGCGGCTGCATCGCCCACGTCCTGAACCGAGAGCACCCTCGCCCCGGCGAACCCGGGGCACCCCAGCTCTCGGCCGCGGTCAGTGACCGGGAGCGCATCCCCCGATGCAGTGATGACGAAGCGATCCAAGGCGACCACCGTGACGGTCGACATCAGCGACCTCCCTCCCGAGGAGGCCGCCGCCAAGCTCCGCGAGGCGTTCGGCGCCCCGATCCTGTTCCCGACCGACCTGCAGCCGCACCGCGTCTGCGCGAAGAAGGCGAAGAAGGACAAGCCCACCGCGATGCACGGCGTCACGTTCCGCCGCAGCGGGAGCGACGTCGTCGCCTGCGCGATGAACGGCCGCGCCGCGATCCGGGTCGTGCTCCATGGCGACGCCGAGCTGGTGCCCGAGACCGGCGCCGTCATCCCGGCGAAGGCCGCGAAGATGATCGCGGGCGCGACCGACGAGCTGGCCGCCATGTGGTTCGCGAACGGTCGCGTGCGCATCGCGGCCGACGGCGAGATCCACGAGTTCCGGCTGCTCGACGCCCTCGCGTTCGACGCCGAGGCCACGTTTGCGGCATCGAACCGCGCGCCGCGCAGCCTTCGCGGCGTCGTCGCCGATGCCGGCCAGCTCGCGAAGCTGCAGCGGGCGATGGCCTGCGAGTACGTCGAGCTGCGCGACGGCGGGAAGGGCTCGGTGTTCGTGCTGCCGGGCGACAACCCCGCGGGCGCGGAGCGCATCGGCATGCTGGTCCTCGAGGACCGTTCGGGGGACGAGTGACCTACACCCAGTCCTTCAGCGGCACCCTGGTCGCCGTCACGTGCGGAGCCTGCGGCTGCACCTTCGGCCTCGACAGCGTTCACCACCAGAAACTGAGAGAGACGGGCGGGGCGTTCCACTGCCCGAACGGGCACCCTCGCGTCTACCGCGAGACGGACGTCCAGAAGGTCGAGAAGATGCTCGCAGCCAAGGTCGCGCAACTCGACCAGGCGCGCGCCGACGCCGAGTGGCAGAAGCGGCAGCGGCAGATTGCCGAGCGACGTAGCGCCGCCGCCCGCGGTCAGGTGACGCGCATCAAGAACCGCGTCGGCAACGGCGTCTGCCCGTGCTGCAACCGTTCGTTCGGGAACCTGCACCGCCACATGCAGACGAAGCACCCGGGCTGGAAGAAGCCCGAGGACGGTGCGTCGTGAACTGCCAGTCGCCGTTCCAACCCTTCCCGAAGGACTTTGCGCCTACCGGCTGGGGCCGCCGCTCGCAGCCGAAGCCCGAGCCGCCGCGGCGGCCCTGGTGGGGCGCGCTGATCGGCGTGCTGTTCGTGCTCAGCGTCAGCACGTTCGCGTTCTTCGCGGTGCGGGGCCTCATCCGATGAGCTATCGCCCGATCGCCGACGTCTGGATCCTCGCGCGCCCGAAGGTGAAGTACTACGGCGCGTACCCGAACGGCTTCCTCGAGCGCGCCGTGCCGATGATCGGCGCGAACACGCGGTTCGACGTGCTCCACCTGTGCGGTGGCCGCGTCAAGGACTACCCGAACAGGCGACTCGTCGCGCGCGCGCGCACCGTCGACATCGACCCGGCGACGCGCCCGGACTTCCTGCTCGACCTCAACGACGAGCGGGCGACGTTGGACCTGCTGCAGGCGCATGGGCCGTGGCACTCGGTGCTGATCGACCCGCCCTACACCGAGGCCGACCACGCGAAGTACTCGACGGGCGGCGCGTCGCTGCCGTCCGCGAACGCACTGCTGCGGCTCGCGCTGCAGATCGTGCAGCCGGGCGGCAAGGTCGGCGTGCTGCACTACGTGTGGCCGCAGCCGCCGAAGACCGCGCGCAGCATCGCCTGCATCGGCGTCGTGTGCGGCTTCAACAACCGCATGCGGTGCTTCTCCGTGTTCGAGCGGATGGAGGCGGCGCAGTGATGCTCCGCTCCCGCTCAACCGCGAAGCGCTGCCAAGACTGCGGCGGTCCTGGCGCCGCGTGGCAACTGAGCCCCGAGACGCACCGCTGGTGCTTCGCGTGCTGCTCGGCGCGCGTCGATCGGCAACTTCGGCCGCCGTGCGCGACGCGTGAGACGTGGTGGTGCCCGCTGCTGCGGGCGGAGTGGGAACGAGGGAGGCGAGTCGCATGACGCTCTGGTTCAAGTTCGAGGAGGCGATGCGCGCGAACGGGAAGGTCGCTGAGGCCGGCCCCGACGGCGCGCTCGCGTACATCGCCCTACTGTGCCTGCACACCGCGAAGGGTCGCAACGGCGTCGTGCCGGCGAGCTGCTGCAAGCCGTCGCGGCTCCGCGCCGAGGCCGTCGCGTTCCTCGGATCGTTCGATCCGGAGCGCATCGAGAAGGCCATCCAGGCGTGCGTCGAAGCGCACCTGATCGAGCGCGTGAACGACGACGGTACGCCATGCGCGCAAATTGGCGTACCCTGCGCGCTGCGTTTGCGCGGTTGGTGCGACGAGCACGCAGTCGCTTGCAGCCACTGTCGAGGGCCGAATCCGGAGCCGTCGCACAAGACGTGTCCGACGTGTCGAGAGAAACGCGCGGTCGACCGCCAATCCACGAAACACAAGGGTGCGCGCAGAACTCGCGCGCATGGCGCAGAACGCGCGCAAAGTGGCGTCGGCGGCGCGCAGTTGGCGGCGCTGGACTCTGACTCTGACTCTGACTCTGGAAGAGAGAGAGAAAGAGAGAGCGCGTGCGCGCGCGACTCCGGAACCGAGCAGAGCCCGAAACCGCCGAGGCCGTCGCCGCTCCCGCCGCTCCCGCCGCTCGCCGAGGCCATCCGGGCCGAACTCGACCGGTTCGGGGTTCTCTCGCTCTCAACCAGCCAGCAACGCGCCCTCGCCGCCGAGCTCGCGGCCGACGGCGAGCACCCATCGAACCTCGCGGACTACGCCGCCGAAGTGGGCGGCGACCAGCAGCAGCGAGCCGCGCGGCTCTGCGCGCTGCTGCGTGACCCCGACCGGCTCCGCGCCATCAACGACCGCGTCGCGCGGCGCAAGGCAGGCATCGCATGAGCTTCCAGAAACTCTCGACGATCTCGGGGCACCTGATGCACGCGAAGGTCGCGCCCGACGACATGGTGAAGCGATCGCGCATCGCCGCGGCGATCCAGAACGCCGGCCAGTACTTCGACGACAGCGCGGTCGTGTCGCTGCGCGCGCACTTCGCGAGCGGCTACGTCGGGCTCGCGCTCGAGGAGGCCGTCGAGCAGGTGCTGCTGGACGGCTCCTGGAAGGGCGTGGTCGACGAAGCACGCGAGAAGGCCCGTGCCGCCGCCGACGACGCGAAGCGCGTCGAGGCCGACGCCAGCGGCATCGAGTTCGTCACCGAGGCCAACCCGTACGGGTGGGCTCGCGTCGAGGCGAAGCGGGGCCAGGACCACGACGTGCCGGGCGCCTGGAACCCCTTCCGGCAGACCTTCAACCTCACGGCCGGCGAGCGCAGCGCACTCGGCACGCGCGACCACAGGCGCCGCGGCTGCTCGCGGTACGAGGTTCTTGGCGCATCGCGCGGCGGCGCCGGTTGGCGGCCCGGCACGCCCGTGACCGCCGCGAAGGACGACCGGCTGCCGAAGCCGCACTTCGACGCAGACGAGGTCGAACTGGCGAAGGAGCGCGAGCGCGGCGCACCGGTCAACGCACCAGAACGGGAGGTCTACGGGGCATGAAGTTGCGAACCATGGTCGAGGTGTTCAGCGAGGAGCGGCGCGCGCACCTGCTCGCGTGCATGCGCGCATTCGAGAACGATCGGCGGCCGATGCCGTCGTGGTTGCTGGCCGAGTTGTGGCGGCACCGCGTGGCGTTGAAGCGCGTCGCGCTGCCGCAGTCGGTCATGAGCGCGTTCGCACGGAAGCGCCGCGAGGAAGAGCTGCGGCAGGCGCGGGAGGCGTTGGCCTGATGCACCTACACCAGCTCACGCTCGACGAGCTCGCGCGCTCACGCCGCCACGACCCAGCGACATCGAAGGACGCCGCGCGGCGCGCAGGCGGCCTCGCGAGCGAGCACCAGCGCCGGATCCTCGAGGTCATGCGCCGCGGCGGCGACTGGACGCCCGAGGAGATCGCGACGGCGTGCGGGCTCACATCCGTGCAGGTGTCGCGGCGCATCCACGAACTGGCCGGGCCGGCCATCGCGGCGATCGTGCTCGCGGGCACCGAGCGGCCGACCGCGACCGGGCGCATGGCTCGGTGTTGGAGGGCGCGGCCGTGAACAAGCGATGCAAGGGGTGCAACTTCTGGTCGTCATACGGCGAGGTCTCCAAAGGACTGGAGTACGGAACCTGTCAGAGGAGGGCTCCCCAGCCTCGCTACTCCTCCGCCAACCCCGAAGTCGGTTCAAACGAGGCGTGGTGGCCGGACACCAACGAGTTCGACTGGTGCGGCGACTGGGCTCCGTTTCGGCTCGACGCGGACGACGCCTTGTTCCTGCCGTGGGAAACGGAGATGCGCCTGTGATCGCCCGCACCGACACCACGCTGCCGGCCCCGATCGGCACCGCGTTCGAGTTCACGCTCTCGCGCCCGGTCGCGTCAAAGAAGAACGGCCGCCGGCCGTGGAAGCGCGGCAACCGCGTGTTCTTCATCCCGTCGGCGAAGGCCGTCGAGGACGAGCGCACCGTTGCCGATGTCGCACGCTCCGTCGTTGGCGACGTGATGCCGTTCGGCCCCGACGACGCGCTGCGCATCGACTACCAGCACGACATCGAGACCGATCGCGTCACGGTGCGCGTCGAGAAGGTCGGGACGCTGCCGACGAAGGGCCGGCGCGGCACGCGGCGCGACGTGTTCGGCATGCTGGAGACGATCGCGGACGCGTTGCAGGGAGTTCTCTACCCCGACGATCGGCAGGTCGACGCGGGGTCGTTCGCGCGGAGGCGGTCGTGATCATCCCGAGCGCCGATCTCTGCCCGTTTTGCAAGGCGCGCTTCAACGGCACCAAGTGCGAGAACTGTGGACTCTGCATCGGCACCGCCAAACCGGCGCGCAAGCGGAAGGAGCCGCACGTTCGGTCGCTCAGCGACTACGGCACCGAAGCGGCGGGTCGGCCGGCGCTACCGAACGCGTCGATCGACGATAGGGCGATACTCGACGACGAGGATCGTCCGGAGGACGAGCAGTGATGCTCGGCGCGCAAGACGTTGGCGATCGGGTGCAGAACGCGCCGCTACTTGGCGGCTCGCTGCGCCTCGATGGCTGCGCGAACGGTCGCGGCATCGACGCCGAGGGCCTTGGCGAGCCGAGAAAGCGTATCGATCCGCGGGCGCTCTATCTCGCCGCTACGGAGGCGAAAGAGCGTGTAGCGCGGGACGCCGGACCGCTTCGCGAAGGCGTCGTAGGTCTCGCCGTTCGCGAGAAGGAGGTCGTCGAGGGTCTGCCGGCGCTTTGCCACGGCCGGGGGTGTAGCGAAACGTGCCAAAAGATTCCAGTCGCCACCGTTGACACGCCGAACGAAGTGTGTCAAAGTGTGCCAATCAACAACGCCACGACTGCCGCCAACTTCCTAGGGCGGACGGCAGCCGAGGCGGACCCGACCCCGAAGGATCAGATGACCACGAACGTAGCCACCGTCCCGACCGAATCGCAACTCCGTTTCGCGCGCGAAGTCCTCGACCGCGCGGAAGCTGAGGGAATCGACACGACCGATCTGGCCGCGTCGATCGCCGCCGCCAACGACGCGGCTGACCTCGACACCGACGTGCACGAGGTCCGCTACCAGCTCAACGACTTCTGCGCGCACTGCAACGAGGACATCGACGCGGACGGCACCGGCTCGCTGCGCTGGTGCTCGCGCGAGTGCTGGCTCGCTGATGGAGGCGACTCGTGAGCCTCTCCCGCGACCTGATGTTGCGCGCCCTGCGCATCCTGGCGAACCCGCGCATCCTGTCCTTCGACCTTCGCGAAGCATCGCGGCTGCTGAACGAGGCGGCCGAGGAGCGCGAAGCGGAGGACTGCCGGAAGCGCGTCGTGCGAATCACCGAAGGGGACCGCGCTGTCGCGATGGACGGTCGCGCATGAACCCCGTCGACATCGAAACGCTCTCGTTCCATCGCCTCGATGCCCGCCTCGGCAACTACGAGGACTGCAACGCAGAAGTCGACCTCGACCGCGCCTGCCAACTGCTGGGCACCGACTACGCGCCCGAGGTCGTCGGCTGGTGCCGTATCGACAGCGATCGGGTCGCGTTCAAGGTCGCTATCGACGGCGGCGAAGCGGTCTGGATCGTCACGATCGAGGCCGATGCCGACGTCTGCGGAGACCAATACGTCGACAAGTCGCGGTGTGTGCGCGTGGAGGTCGTCCGCGCATGAACGACCCCTTCACCGTGTTGTTGCGCGAGGCCGACGAGCAGCTCGCGCGCGCCGTGGACTTCTGTTCGTCGGGCTGCACTGCGCCAACCGTTACCGCCGAACCTGAACCGCTGTGCGCCGAGTGCGTCGCGAGGATGCGGCCATGATGCAACTGCTCACGAACTCGCGCATGAGC